TCGGATATGATTGATTCGGCCATGTCCGAAAAAGAACCGGCGCCCTTTACGGCAAAATCCGCTATCGCCTTCGCGCTGTCCTTGCCCCAACCTTCTATCGCGTCTTTCAACTCCTTAAACTGATCCTTCCCGTCCTCCGCAACCTTTTCCATTTCCCCAGCCATCTTGGCCATATACAGGGTGTATTCCTCAATGCTGAGGCTCCCTTCGACCAACAGGGCGTTGGCAGTGGCAATCTTGTCCTGATAATCCTGGTACGGAGACCTGATGTCCTCAAGGATCTGCTTCAGCTCATTTTTCTTTTCGATGTCGGCGAGGGTCGCTGATGCGGCCGCAATCTGTTCGGCCGTTGCGTCCTTGAGTGCGAGCTTGTAGAGTGTGACCTGAGCCTCGGTCATGCCGATGGTGGCCGCCTGCTCTTTCAGTCCCTCGATAGTTTTCTCGTTCTCCTCCCAGTTCTTGATGATCTCTTTTTCGGCCTCGTTCATCTGCGTGAGGCTGTCGATCTCGGCGGCAAGGTCAACAAGGCGCTTCTTTTGGCTTGCATCCAGATTCTTGTACTTGCCTTCCGTGACTTCCCACAGCATTTTCTCTTCCCGGGTGACATCGCCTACCGCCGCGGCCTCCCGCTGAAGGTTGAGGATCTCGGCCTCTGCCTTCTCGGCCAGCTTTTCCTCGTCGGTCTTGCCTTTCTTTTTGTCCTTCTCTCCGCCGGTAGCGGTTCTCTGCCTGCCGGGCGGAAAATAGTTGACTGCATCTGACTCTGCCCCTTTCCTGACGGCCGCAAGTTTGGCCTCAAGCTCTGCGATCTCCTTGTCTATCGGTATCTGGTAGTGCGGCAATATTGCCCCTGCACGTTTCTGCTGGAGCTTGGCTATCCTGTTCTGTAGCCTTTTCTCCTCGGTATCGTTTTCGGACAGCCACTTCTTCAGGTCATCCGGCCCCATCGTGGCAAAGTCCATAAACCCGAGGTCGCCTTTCCTGACGGCGGCCCATCCCTGAAGAGATTGACCGATATTGCCAATCGCTCGTGCGGCCTTCCCGGCAAGAGCAATGATCTCCGTGAACAGTTCGATGATACCCGGCTTGTTCTTCTCGATGGTGTCCGCCAGCTTCATGATCTCTTCGGCCACCGACTTGGTACCCTCCGCGCTCTTGTTCGAATCGGACAGGAGCCGCCCGAAAACGGTCTTAAGATTGGTCATGGCCTGGTCAATGGTGGGTTCCATCTTTTTAAATTCATTGTCGATGGTATCCGTGGCCGCCGTGAACGCCTTCATCATAGTTTCAGAGGTGATCTTTCCCTCTTTTGCCATTTCCCGGAGCTGTCCAATATCGACCTTGAGGTAATCGGCCAGCATTTTTGCGATCCGGCTGCCATTCTCCATAATGGAGTTAAATTCTTCACCCCGGAGTACGCCGGAAGCCATGCCCTGTGATAACTGGACAATCGCGTTCTTCGCCTCTTCCTGCGTTGCGCCCGAGATAATCATTGCCTTGTTGAGCGTTTCCGTTACCCTCAATAATTCTGATTGACTTGTCCCGAGCGTTTCCGTGGCTTTTGCGAACCGGGAATACAGGTCAACGGATGACTCGTAGGATGAGAAGGACCGGAGAGATTGCTGGTAGAGAGCGTCCTGAACATACTTCAGCTCGTCGGCCGACCCGGTGACGAGCTTTAGCTTGTTATCCATCAACGTGTAGGTGTCTGCTATGGTCATGAGCTGCTTGACCATGTAGACGCTCCCCACGGCCCCGGCCATCTTCACAATGGACAGGCTCGTCAGGTCGAAGGACTTCTTCGCCTTGTCCATGCTCTGCTGCATGGCGGCGCCCGAGTTCTTGACGGCATCACGCGCCTTGTGCATATCGGACTGGAACTGTGCCCAACCCGCTGACATTTCGGCTCGTAATGCTCCAATGGGTTCAGCCATACTACGCCCTCTTCTTCGGGATAATGCCCGCAAGGGCCATCTTCAGGCCCCCCATGTCCTTCTTTTCCGGCTTTGTCTTACTCAACAATTTGTCCAGTTTCGGCAATTTCTTTGCCCTCGTCATGGCTGCCAGCGTCCAGATGCGCGTCGTCGTCTCGTCGTTCATGGCGACAACGGCCTTCCCCGTCAGGTAGGGCGTCAGGTTCCAGAACTCAGCCGGGTTCACCCCCGCCGCAACAGCCGCTTTATAAGCCTTGACAACCCATCCGCCAGGCGGTTTTTTTTTACCTCTGTCCGGGCTTCCGTTTTCGGCACCGTCTCGGCCCCGAAGTAGGCCCATTGTATCGCCTCCCTGACGGCAACACAGAGTGGCATCAGCGGAGGCGACAATTCCATGATCCGTTCGGGCGTCATGTCGGGGTGTCGGTCCCTGAGTCCGGCAGCGGTCACTTTCGCCAGTACTTCGGGCTTGAACAGGTTTGGATTGTCGCCATAGTCTGCTTCTATCTCGGCCAGGGCCCGCCACGTAAAGCGCATGACGTAGCCCTGACCGTTAATATCTACCGTACGCTCGCCGGTTATCCTGTTCATAATCCCTCTTACGCCGCCGGGGTCGTCGTCACCGCCCCGGTGATCTCAATGGTGATGGAACCCGCCACCTTGTTGTCAACCCCGCCGGAGGTTGCGAACCCGAGGACGTAGCCGGCGAAAGTCTGCGTGCTGCCGTCTTCGTAGGTGACTCTGAAGTTCTTCTCCGCCTGCTCTGCTCTGGCGGTCGCAACCGCTTGCTGACCGGCGTCCGTGGGTATCCAGTTGATCGATAGGGTAAACTGTCCTTCATCGGGCAGGCCCGGTTTTTTGTGCTTGGCGGTGGCTGTGAGATAAGTCATGTCGATGACCTGAGCTGTTCCGCTCGGGCCGTCCCAATCCGTCACCTCTGCGATCTCCGTCCATGCAACGGGTGTGGCCTTGGCCGCCGTGCCAACGATAGTTTTTCCGGTGGTGTCGATGTCAACGGCAAACGTGTTGGTCGTCACGTTTTTAACCACACATACCTTGTCGTTGAGTGTCGCCGCGCCAGCGCCGGTAAACGCCGCAAGTGTCACGACATCGCCGTTAGAAAGGCCGTGAGCGGCGGCGGTCAGGATAGTGGGATTGCCGAGGGCCATTGCCGTAATAGTTACGGCCCCTCCTGAACCCGTGGCCATTTCAAGCACTGTTCCCTGAGAAACCAATCCGTCTGACATTGTTCTGTCCTCCTTTTCTTATTCTGAGTGCCACACAAAGAAGTCCATGATGACCCGGTGGCACGATACAGCCTCTTCGTAGAAATCCCGTTCCGACTCGATGAGGATCGAGCGGATGTCGACTGTCCCGACGGTCCCTGAATATCCATCGAGCACGGTTCTGATGGCGTTCGCCAGGGTCTTGGCCGCGTCGTAGGTTGTGGCCCAGGCCTCCACCTGAAAACGCGGATGAGCAAGCCCGGAAGGTCCCTTGAGATGGTGGTCCCGCATCCCCGTCACCCTGAAAAACAGTATGAGCGGGTACGTGGGATTCTGCGGCAGCGTCACCGGGTAACAACGGGTCGTTATCGTCTTCACCATATCCTTTGCTGATATCTCGTACGTATACCCGCTCGCATCATTGTAATTAAACCCGCTCTCTATACTCGTCCAATTGTACGTTGTCCCGCCCGGTGTGGAGGTGATGGTGACACCAGTTGCGCTTGGGGTAAGAACTTTTTTTACCGATAGATTATCGGCTGTGCCGGTAAATGATGATGCTGTGAGCATGGGCCAATACCCTGCGGCGTATGATTCCAGGATATATTGGGTATATGTACCCGTTGCCGACATTTTAGTTCCATGTTGGGGATATCTCACACCAATACTACCACTCGAACGGACTATATCTACTACTGTCTTGTATAGCGCTCCGTAAGTGGTTTTGGTTCCCGACGAGTTGAACAGGTTTCCAGACGATGCCGTTGCGGTGGCAATGCCACCAGATACCGACCAACCCGCACCTGCATTCCACTGACCTGCATCGGCAAATCCCGTATCGCTGACCAATTCCGGCCCATACGTCTCCCCCGTCCCCGCCGCCTTGATGTAGCCTATGGCTTTCTTACCTGCGCTGTCGGTGATGGTGAGTTTGTGGTTCAAAAACGGCGTCAATACCCCTGCCGCGCTGAAATCAACGAAGGCGGCTCCATCGACGAGACTGAGACGCATGTCTGCGAGGTCGACGGAACCGGAAGCCCTCGCCGCGCTCATATCCACATTGTCAGCGACGAGGATTGCCCGGATTGCCTTCTCTATCGTATCGACACTCATTTACTCAATCCTTCAATCTGTCGTCTGGTCAGCGTCCCGCGAGACGCCTTCTTTGCCAATCTCCGTGCAGACTTTGCTATCTGCCGCCACAGTGCGTCGCCTAACCGTTTCAACACCTCGTTTTTCTTCGCGTCCCACGCCTGACGGAGAAACGGCCTCGGTGATACCTGTCCGGTATGCGTGATCTGTACCGTCTTACCGCCGATGGTGACAATGCGCGGCTCCTTGAGGACGCGCTTTGTGGTGCCGAACTCTATCAGGTGAGCCAAGGGGCTTGAGCTACCGACATACACGGTGACGCTCGACCTGTCATAACGTCCCCTGCGCTGCGACTTTTTGAGCGACTGTGACACCTTGATGGAATCCCGCAAGTGCCCCGAATCGACAGGGACGTTGGCCTTGGCATCATCTACAACGGGCTGGCCCGCATCTTTCAGGGCGTTGCGGATTGCGCCTTTCTGCATGGCGACGGTAGGGAGTTGTTCGAGAGCGCTCATCAGTTCCTTCATGCCGACGAGTTCAAATTTGAAAGCGCCTTTCGCCATTATTCAGCCCTCGCCTTCGCCAGTATTTCCCAGCCCTCACGTCTGCCTATCTCGAGAACGCCCTGAACGTCGTATGTGATGCCGTCGCAGATAACCCTGTCCAGTGGAGTGAGGCCCGTGCGGTAGCGGATCTTGAACCTTTCCTCGACTTCCGCTACCGTTTGCATTGCCGCGTACCTTTCAGAACCACGGACGGGGATCTTCTCAGCCCATACCGTGGCAAGCGTCGTCCACGTTTCCACGGGCTCGCCGTAGTCATTCTCGGTGGCGGTCTTGCGCTGAAGGGTCAAGCGTCTGTCAAGGCGGCCCGCTCTCACTCGAATTCCTCCCAGAGTATCGATGAGGCCAACAGCGCTTTGACCGTCTTGTTCTCCTGATACGCAAACTGGCTTGATGACTGAGCCTCCCGGTTCTCGTACAGGTCCGCGCATATCATCAAAAGGGCGTGTCTTATCTTCTTCGGGATTGATGCTGCCGACGTCCATCCGCAGACAAACTCTATGGTGATGGGATTGCTCGGGTAAAGGGTTACGGACGGCCAGCTTATGCCGTATGGCAGGACGAGACGCCCACACCCGTCGCCGTTGGTCTCGACGATGTAGTCTGTTGTGACGGTCATTGTGGTTTCCGTCCCGTCGCTGTCCTTGTATTTCACGCTGGTTACGCTGGCAAGATTGCCGAAAGGCAGCCGGATAAAGTCCTTGTCCGGGAACTTATCGAGATAGTAGTACCAGGTCTGCGTAAGAAGCGCCCGGCGGGTGATGTCCTCGACGTGCTCCCTTGCCGCGGTGATGATCGCCGTCAACAGGTCATCCTCTGCCGTGGTTGCCGCATCGACGATCACATCCGCCCCGAATTCACAGGCCGCGACGAGGACCTTGGCTACTACCCGGATGTATGCTTTCGTCCCGGTGTACTGCTTCTCCTGAATCGCGTTGTCGTTGGCCGCGTTGACGAGGGTAAAACCGCCGCCCGTCCAATCGGTCCATGTGGCGTTGTCGTCGGACTCCTGAATCTTCGCCTCGATGGTTCCGCCGTCGCCGACCGTCCCCGCGTTGAGATTGACAAGGGCTTGTTTGCCGATGACTGAGACGCC